GTAAAGTATTTGCGATCAAGATCAAAAGAATGCATATATATAAATCCTTTCCAAAATATAGTTAATTTGAGTATACCATATTTAAGAAAAAATAAAAACTTATAAAACGGTTAAGATGGGAGGAAAAGCAATGAGAAGAGAAATTTTAACCTTAAAAGAAGCCTGTGAATATATGAACTGTTCCAGATCCACGATCTACAAGTATATGGAAAATGAGCCTGATTTCCCGGCGTTTCAAGAGGCGCCGGGATGTAAGCTTTATTTTGTGGATGTCGCACTGAAAGCCTGGGTTATGAGGCATCATAGAAGTGGGAAAAGTGAACGGCAGGAAAGCAGTAATTTACTGCAAATGCCTGGGTGAATACGAGGTGATTCATATGCTAACAGAAATCGAACAAAAGCTACTGTATAAGGTATTAAAAGAAGAGCCTTTTTCTGAATTAGAGATCGAACTCATGAACCGTATGCTCTATCTGGATGAAGAAATAAGGCACGAAGTTGATAAAAGAAATGAAGTCGAAGAGCAGCTGGCCGACTTGTTTAAAGAGACCAGAAAAAATATGAAAGAGGTAAAAAAATGAACGGACTAACAAAACAGATCGTCATCAACAAGGTCATCGAGGAAGTCGATGAAGCCCGAGGGAATGCCGAACGTGGACAATTGCTCAATGAGATTGACTACGGCACCTTGTTTGGTGAAGTATCAACACTGAAATGCCTGGAGCTGATCACAGAGGCAGAAGGTATCAAACTGCTGAATGACGTAAATTTTGCCTATGTTGGCATCCGGGAGGGAGAATGATTTGACCAATAAAAAGGCCCCACATGAACAGAGAGGAGTATCGTGCGTGGGGCTAAAGAAAAAAACATGTGTAAAGTATAGCACGGAGAGGAATAAAAGTCAATGAGTCGAGAAACACTGAAAAAAGCCCGCAAGGACGCGGGCATGACGCAGAAGCAGGTGGCGGAGTATTTGTCTGTAGGCGAGAGGCATTATAAAAAAATAGAAAGCGGAGAAATCGTTGGAAGCATCGCTTTGTGGGACAGACTTGAAGATTTGTTTAAAATTCATCAAAGAAAACTTCGTGAGCTTTCAACCAGTCATCGCGACAAAGTAGGTAATCAATAGATACGTCTAAAATGTCGGATATTTTAACCAATCCCTCAATTGTGGGCTTAGCATCACCGCTTTCATATTTACGATAGTTTCGAATCCCGGTTTGGAGAGCATCGGCCATGTACTGTGCGGTAATGCCGCGTTTTTTTCGAACAGCATTTAAGCGTTTTGGAAACATCAAAAAGACCTCCTAAAAAATTATCATTGACAGTGCCATAATAATACACTATAATAACAATCAAAATAAGTGCCATTATATGGCACTGCCATTAAGAGGAGGAACTCATGAAAATCGAAATTACCGGAAGTCGTTGTATCAGCTGCAATAAATACACCCAGTATTACGCCCGCGCATGGAACGGAGGATTTGACCCGATTAACTGCGGATTTTGCGGAATGCGCCAGTGCACGACCAGGCCAGGGAACCGATGTAAGCATTATCGGGAAACGGCGAATGTTGCTGGATTTTATCCAGTCGAGAAAAATTTAGAAGGAGAACAAAATGAAAGCATTAAGAATTTTTGAGAATGAAACGTTTGGAAAGGTTCGAACCGCTGTTATTGATAACGAACCTTGGTTTGTAGGAAAGGATGTTGCAGAAGCGTTAGGCTATGCAGATACCTCGGATGCGATGAAAAGACACGTTGACAATGAGGATAAGCTGACCCGGCGTTTCACCGACTCAGGTCAAAGTCGCGCGATGTACATTATCAACGAGTCTGGTCTATACAGCCTTGTCTTATCGAGCAAGCTTCCATCCGCAAAACAATTCAAGCGCTGGGTAACTTCCGAAATCCTGCCCACCCTTCGCAGGACCGGCACCTACTCTACAAAAGAAACACAGCAAGCGGACGAGGTTAAACTCCTCAACGCGAAGTCCCGGGCGATGAATGCCGAAGCCCGATTAAAAACCGCCGATTGTAAGCGCGCCGAGCTGCTCTACAAGCTCTCGCAGGTAGACACCTTATCCAAGACTTATACAACAGTTTTGGTCGCCAAAGCCGCCGATATTGTCAACGGTGGGGAGTTATTTCCACTCCCAAAGGTGACCCGAAAAACGTACACAGCCACCGAGGTCGCTGAAGTCTTTGGCGTGAGCGCCAACAAGATCGGCCGCATTGCCGCAAAGCACCACTTAAAAACCGAGCGATACGGTGAGTGGTACCGAGACGTGGCAAAAGGCGGGAAAAAGGAAGTGGACACCTTTAGATACTATGATGGTGCGATTCCAGTGTTTAAACGAATTTTAGAACAACAGAAGACATATGTTGGCATCCGGGAGGGAGAATGATGCGACCACAAACAAAACGTAAGTTAATCCTGGACGGGGTTATTTGTATGCTGTTTTTCTTTCTGCTTTGCGGCATTTTCGCGGTTTTTAACTGGATGCAAAATGGCGTTTTTCATTGCGGCGCGCTCTGGCTCATTGCCGGAATGCTTTCGACCGCTGTGTTTGCCCTACTGGCGGAAACAAGGCTGGACGAGGAAAGACAGTTAAAAGAACTTTTAAAGATTTTGGCAGAGGAAAAATGGAAGCGTTAATGATTGAAATTTTAGCATCTTTATGTCAGACAGGTGCCAAACTTTATGGGATGGCCATGGGACTGATCGGCGTGGGGATCCTTGTCCAGATCCTGCTTTTGATGTGGTTCACGAAAGCCCGGAAAAGCCCTGGAAAGTGCGTCAGAAAGAAAAAGGAGTGTCATAAAAATGAGCAATAAAGAAGAAAACCGAGAATGGTATTATTTCCTGAAAGAACACCATATCTGCGTCCGGTGCGGAAAAAGAGACGCCTTTTATAACAAAACAAAGTGCCCGGAATGTATTGAAAAAGCGCAAAAAAGAGACCGAGAACATTATGCCAAAAACAGAGAGCAGATCTTGCAAAGAAAGAAAAAACGCAGTAAACCGCTTTATGCCAGGCGAAAAGCAGAAGGGCTGTGCGTCAAATGTGGCCGAAAAAAAGCGATTAAAGGCATTTACTGTTTAGAATGCTATGTCAAAGAGCGAAAACGGCAGATTGAAAGAACAGAAAAAAGAAAGCGTGAAAATGGCGGTTATATCCGAGAAATCTGGAAAGAAAAAGGCCTCTGTATACAGTGCGGCGAACCAACACTTCCAGGGAAAAGGCTTTGTCAAAAGCACTATGAAGTTGCCGCTAAAAACGCAGAGCATGCCCGAAAGTATTCAAAGTGGTGGCGGAAGGACAACCAGCTTTTGTTTATAAAAAAAGAAAAAGCTCCCCAAGCGCTACAACGCTAAAAGGGAGCAAGACCATAACGTCATCATTTTACCATAAATTTTAAAGAGAGACAAGGGGGAGGACAAGCATGAACCTGACCGAAGCCATGGTCCGTATCGCAGATCTGGAAGCCGAAAAGGAAGAACTGACCAACCAGGTAGGCGATCTGACCGTTGAAAAAGACGGGTATCTGGAAGAACTCAGCCAGATCAAGGAAAAGGCCAAGATACACATGAAGGAGATCCAGGACGCCATTGACGGAAAACGAAAAGTAACAACCTATATACGCGATGCCTATATGTCCAGTCTTGGAGAACTATTTTTACTAAACCTGATAACATTTGAGCAATTTTCTGTTTTCAACGAGGCGTTATCCGCACTGGAGTGTGAATAATGGAAGAAATAAGAAAACAGATCGAAGCAGCGTATGAACAACTTGCGGCACTTTTATTTGAACAACTTGAAGTTTTTGAAGCGCTTTTTGAAATGGCACCAGATCTGCCACCCGGCCCACCAGCACCACCGTGGATCATCAAAACAAAACACGCGCCAATGCCCTTAGAAAGCCAATGGGTAAAAGGCTGCGTGGAGCATCCGCCTTAAGTGCGCCGCTCTGACCTCTTTATAAAAAACAACACAAACTTAAAAAAATAAACATATCGAAAAGAAAGGCTGTGGGTTTGGCGCAGAAAAGGCGCAAGGGTACAAACAGACCCACGAAAAAAGCCCCAGACAGCGTGCAGGCTGAAAAGGGCAAAGATTAGTTTACATTGCCATTATAGCATAACAATCGAAAAAAGGAAGAAAAACAAATGAAAAGAGAAAGATTAAAAAAAGCCCGCAAAGAAGCGGGCATGACACAGCAGCAGATGGCCGACCGATTGGGCTTAATGTTGGGGCATTATCAAAAAATTGAATATGGTAATCTCAATGGTTCTTTTGAGGTTTGGGACGCCTTGGAGGACATTCTAGGGATACATCAACGGATACTCCGAGGGAGTTCAGAAAATTATCCCGACCTAAAAGAAAATCAGTAGGAACGTCAAAATAATCTGCAATAGTTATTAATAAATCAAAATGAGGTTCTCTTACCCCGGCCTCGTAATTTTGGTAGGTTCTTAATGGGATATCAAGGGCATCAGCGGTTTTTTGTAACGTAAGCCCTTTTGAAATTCTAGTAGCTCTGAGTCTATCACAAAACATAAATTTTACCTCCATGGAAAAATAACTCTTGACTTATACTCAAATTGTACGTATTATAAAAGAAACAATAAACACCCAAATTGAGTATAAAACGGAGGAAACAAAAATGATAATGGTAGACGAAAAAGAAATGTATCGCTTTTTTAAAAAGGTCAGTGAAGTATTAATGGAAAATTGTAAATATATGAATGGCACCTTGAACGCAAGGGATGAAACCATACGCGTCTTAAAAGCAGAAACAATTGATTTAAAAAAACAGTTAAAACAAAAGGAGAGAGAGGAAAAGATAGTAGGGTCTCCTTTTTATGATTAAGTAAGCGCATATCCAGCGGCGGGGGTCGTACCGCCGCCCTTTTAAAAGGTTACACAGAGAAGCTGTGTCCTAATTTTTTTTACCCTTTTTAGAAATTTTTTTACCCTTTTTAGAAACAGGAGGCAGAAAATGGGAAATTTAGAACGAACCATCGACATGCAGTGCAACCATTGCGGCTTTATCGCCACCATACCCGCCTACCAGTGGGAGAATCCCCGGTACTTTGTCTGCCAGCACTGCGATCCGCTCCATAACCTGACCAAGGCGCAGCGGGTTCTCAGAAAAGTCAGAAAGAAAATGTTGGGGGACGAAGCATGAAAAAGCCATGGATGGACCCCGGAAGATGCCGGGAGGCTCGGAACACCCTTCGCGGAAAACGCCGGGCCCTCAGAAACGCTGTTGACTTTGGATTGAACGATCTGGATTTATCCATCCAGGTCTTAGAGCTTCAGCAGCCAAAACAGGTAAGGGCAAAGGTAAAAGATCAAGACGTCGCCTGGGCGTGTCCGACCTGCGAGAAGATTATCGCCATTGAGTACAAGGATTCGCCCTTGTCTCAGATCGGCTATATCGGCAATTACTGTCCCTGGTGCGGGCAGCGGTTAAAAAAATAAATAAAAAAAACAACCGGTTTTGTAGCCTGGAAGCCGCCGGTTGTTTTAAGAAATTGCCTTACGGTGATTATACCATTTTTCGCACCGTAAAGGCAATGGAAAGTTTTCAAAAAACGGCTTAAAATCGGGCTTTTCGACTGGATTAAGATAATTAAGTTTAGAGCAAAACATAAAAAATAGGAGCACCGACAATGCCACATGTAAGAGTCGTCTGCAAAGCGGGGAAGGTGGTCGAGGTTGAGGAGTATTACACAAGGCGCGCCCTGAAAAAAGGGCTAAAAAGAGAACCGAACCAGAAGCCGACCTCTGAGCAGCAAATGAAAATTAATGAAAAGAATGCCGTGCGGGATCTGACACGGATTTTGAACACCAACTTTTCAGAGACAGACTATCTGGTCACCTACACCTATGGCTGTGAAGAGCCACCGACCGTTGAGTTTGCGAAAAAGGAATGGCAGAAGCTGATCCGGAACACCCGGAATCTGTGCAAGCGAAAAGGGGAAGCCTTTAAATATGTGCACGTGACAGAATGGAAAGATAAACGGATCCACCACCATATGGTGGTGAGCATTGGAAGCGTGGATATCCGGGAAGCCAAAAAACTCTGGAAGCATGGCGGCGTCAAAATACAGGTTTTAGACCATAGTGGCCAGTATAAAAAGATTGCAGCTTATCTGATCAAACAAACCCGCAAGACCTTCAGGGATCCAGACAGCCCGTGCAAAAAGCGCTGGACACCGAGCCGAAACCTGAAAAAGCCCATCATTACAAAGACCATTGTCAAAGCCGACAGCTGGCGGAAAACGCCGAAAATTTGGAAAAACTACACCCTGGAGGATCTCTATACGGGATACAGTGATTACACGGGTTATCCGTATCGAAAATATTCAATGATCCGGAAAGAATGAGGAGGGAAAAGATGAAAGCAATCGTAATAACCGTACCAGACGGTTTTAAAACCGCGGTGGTCACCGTCACCTATGAGGGCGCCGAGGGAAAAAACAATCTGGAGACAAAGTCCACCAGAGGCCAGGACACCAACTGGATCCTTGACTTTTCAGAGACCGACAAGACTGAAAAGTCCAATAAAGTGACCTTTGAAGACTATTTTCGCACCGTGTTTCCAGAATATGATGAACGCAAGGGAGCGGTCAGCGAATACTGCGTAGCGGATTTTTTTAATATCACCTGCCCGTCAATTGCCTGTCAAGACTGTTGGCAAAGAGCATACTCGCAAAACAGCCAGCGTGAAGACAGCGTGCGGGAACAGGTCACAGAATGCGATGACTGTGCCATCAATCCCCATTGCCTCGATGATCTGAATGGCTTCTGCCTGAAAGAAGCAATGGAAAAGAAATCCACAGTAGAGGAGGAAGAAACATGAATCACCTGACCATGACCATCAACGACGAACAGATCCAGGTCAAAGAATACCAAGGCACCCGCGTGGTCACCCTGGCCGATATCGACCGGGTCCATAAGCGGCCGCCGGGAACCGCCAGAAAGCGGTTCAATTTTCACAAAGACCGGTTTATAAAGGGTGTGGATTACTTCGTCCTAAATACGGACATAGCCCAGAAAGAGTTTAACACCATCGCACCAAACGGATTAACGGTTGTGACGGAGTCTGGCTATCTGATGCTGGTCAAAAGTTTTAATGACGTTTTGGCCTGGGAAGTTCAAAGGAGTCTGGTTAGCAACTATTTCAGAAAAAAAGAAAGCGCTGATTTGCCGACCGGAGAAAACCTTCTGGCCATGGCCGTATTGGAAGCCCAGAAGCTGCTGGAAGCCAAAGACCAGACCATACAGCACCAGGAAGCGCAGATAAAAGAGCTGGCCCCAAAGGCCGATTATACAGACACCATCCTGGCCAGCAAGGACCTGGTCAATATGACACAGATCGCGAAGGACTACGGCATGGGCGCCAAGACCATGAATCGGCTGTTAAAAGACCTAGGAATCCAGACCTACAACGGAAACCAGTGGGTCCTGACTTATAAATATCAGAACAAAGGATACGCAGCCAGCGCGACCGCCAGTTATTACCACCAGGACGGAACCATTGGCAGCCGAATGCATACCAAGTGGACCCAGAAAGGCCGCCGGTTTCTTTACGAATTTTTAAAGCAGCGGGGAATCCTGCCCATCATCGAGCAGGCGCACCTTTATAAAAGAGCAGAGTAGAGGAGAAAAGAATGGAAGCAAGCAGAACAACCGACGATTATGTCAAATACGTTCACGAGTACCTGAAAAATTATTATCCATACGTGGAAACCGCCGTCTGGCCGGATGAGATCGCGGGAGCGCCGGCCATTAAGATCATTGCCCTGGATAAACAAAAAGGCAAAACAGCGATATTAAAGTTATTCGTACCACCCGAACAAAACTGGTATTTTAGCCTGACAAGCGTTAAAAACCGGATCAATAAACAGTTTGGTTATACCGTGCTGTATTAAAGAGGTGTTGCGATGACATTGAGGAAAAAAATACTGTGCATGGTTATCAATCTACTGATCCTCTGTATAGGGATCCTGTTTTTGGTCATTGCGAAAGGACGTGGTTTATTATGAGGCCATCAGCAGGAAAAGACCCACGCCGGCAGCTACAGGGTTACACCAGCAAGAAAAAAGGCCAGGCCTTTGAAGCCATCATCGCAGCCGGCGGCCGGGCGGTCTGTTTTGAAGCCAAAAGCAAAGAAGGGGATCGGGTCAACCAGACAGCCGTTACCCAGGAACAGAAAGAAGCCCTGGACGATCATACCGATCTGGGGGCCGCAACCTTCGTGCTGCTATGCATGAACGGCATAGATTATTACCGGGTGCCGTGGCGCATATGGCGGAACATGAAAAGGCACTATGGTCGGATGTATATGACCTTAGAGGAGCTGGAGTTCTTCCGGATCCGCTTCGATAATACCCTGAAATTTCTGGAATGAGTTATAAGAAAGGGAAAGCGATAAAATGGAAAAAATCAATCATTACAATTTTAACGAATTGCTCAAAGCGTCAAAACGTGTGAAGGCGGATGCTGTGGCGGGTGAGGATAAGACAATGGTCGTCTTTATTCCGATCTGCACTGAATGTGGCCATGTCTTCATGAAACTGGATCGGATTCAGGAAGTCCGGCAAGAGAGAAAGGTGCAAATGGCCACAACAAGAATCAAGCCCGGAAAATGCCCGGAATGCGGAAAAGAAATTGAAGGGTGCTGTATCCAGTGGGAATACCAGCAGGAAGGAGAAAAAAACCATGATTAAGATTGAAGCAAAAATTGATAAAGAAAACAACCAAACGGAAGTAAGCATAGAACAAGAAGGGAGTGCTGTGGATATCTTCGCAGAAGTAGGAGGTATCATCATGGCACTCGTAAAGGATGTTGTCCAACGAGTGTCAGAAACCGGAGAGGTTATGATTGGACACACGAGTATGCCGCTTCGAGAGGAAACCGTTGATGTTATGGCTAAGATGATGCAAAAAGGTTTTCGAGAAGGTGTCAATCAGTTAATCGAACAAGGAATTCTGAGAAAAGATTATATGGAGGAAGAAACATGCTGAAATTACTATTAGAGGGCGGTCGATGAGGACGGCGTGGTACAAGAAGGAGTATAAAAAATGAAAAAATGGATCAAAAGTATAAATGATTTTATGTTAGATGCGAACAGGGCGCTTCCAGAGGTTATAAGATTTTGGGTGTTCTTTATGTTGGGCATGTGCATTTCTTTTCTTGTTCTGGGAAGAATCGCCACTTATGCCATCTTTGGAGGCATCGTAATCATTGAATTTTGGGCGTTAATTGTTCAAGTTGTAAGAGAACGCCGAGAAGAAAAAGCGCGATTAGAAGCTTATAAAGAGATGCTTGAAAAGATGAAAAAACAAAATCGTGGATTAATGGGAGTTTTTAATGAAATGGCTAAAAATTTAGATGACGCGCTGCATACAGTGCTCTATGGGGAGGAGAAAAATGAAGATTAAATTGATCATGGAAAAACGGAATCTGACCGTTGACCTGGAAAGCGAAAAGGCCGAAGCGCTTTTTAATGCCTTTGCCCTGAAACTTTTGGGGATTGAGGAAAGAACGGAGGTGAGGCGCATGATGACCGATACCGTACTTCTCAAGGACCATTGCACCACTGAGACGCCGGCAATTGAGCAGAAGTTGCAAGATATTGCGACCGATCAGCGGATAAGCGCGCCGATCCGCGAGGCGATCCGGCATCAAGAGGCGGTAAACGAAACGAAAAACACCTGGGAACAGGAATGCTTTGAAAAAGGTTATAAAGGCTTTATGTATATTCGTTGCCCGAAATGTGGGGAAATCAGAGGATTTAACGCGAAAAAGGAATCACAGTCATTTCTCTGCGAGGATTGCGGTATTGTAACACCATTTGAGGAGCCTTTAAAGCGACTATACCTTAACTGTGAATGCGGCCGCCGGTTTACCTACTGGACTAACATGACCGAGGAAATGTTTGATATTCCTTGCATTGACTGTGGGATGCCAGTACCCGTGATCTATAACCATAAAAAGAACATTTATGAGACGGTAAGAGGATAAGCTGAAGAAAAGGAGGCTGAAATGGCTAAGGATATTGACGTTAAGGAGCTGGTAAAGCTGGCAGCAGCAGAAGGGGCAAAAGTGGCCCTGGAAACCGTGGAAAAAGAGCAGCAGAAGGCCAGGAGAGGCCGAAAGGACAGACGGTTAAGAAATACCAAGCTGCTGTTAAAAAATTACCGTTTGCTGAAGGAGCACTGCGAGGGCGCTGTATTTATGGATGAGCAGGTAGAGGATGAAAGCATCATTGATTTTATGGCAATGATGGAAGAACCAGGATATAGCGATAAAGTTTTTGTTGAGAGTATTGGAAAAAGTGCTGCGCGGACCCAACTGATCATGCAGCATATTGAAAAGATGATGGATATTTACAAAGTCATTTCTGAACAGAGTGGCCGAAAAGAAGATCAAAGAAATTACTGGATTATCTGGCATTTCTACGTCAGTGATGAACGGCTGACAATCGAGGAAATTGCAGATCAGTTTAATGTGGATCGCTCAACCATCTATCGGGCAATTAACTCCGGTACAGAGATTTTATCAGCCCTTTTTTTCGGAATTGACGGGATTAACAAGAAGTGATGCGACAAACATGCCATTGACATGAAACAACGGTCTGTAGTATCATTAGGGTAGACAAATAGGAAGTATACAAAAAAGCCGAGGATTATTCCCCGGCTTTTTCGTCTTTTGTCCTGCAAAGTTCATCGAGTGTCACCTCTAGGGCATCAGCTAGCCTAATGGCATTGGATACGAGACAATCGCCGCGCTTTTCGATATCCTGGATGGTTCGGCGGGAAATGCCGGACAGCTCAACGAGTTTTGGGACAGAAAGACCTTTACCTGTACGAATGCTTTTAAGGTTCATGGTCTTTACTCCTTTTTGTCTTTTTGTACGGCTGAAATCAGAGCAGATACTGCAGAAATGAAGGCTGCAAAGGTAAATGCTGTTTTAGCAAATCCACTTAAAAGGTTGCCAGTGGTTAAAAACCCAGCTGTCAAAACAAGACTGATTAAAGTTGATTTTTTCATGGTTTTACATTATACTAAAGGAAAGGTAGGGTACTAAGGGCTTTCGCCCTTTTCCCCTTGTCTTTACCGCTTTCGTTTGCGTTTCCTTGGACGGTTCTGCTTGCGTTTAGCGGTTTTTTTGATGGATATTATCAGGGCGATCGTGGCGATGATATTCGTCCAGATACTCAAGATAATATCAATCCAGTCCCTTTGATTAATGTGTCTCACTCCTTTCTCTTAAGATACTTATATTATAGCACGTTATAGTGTGCTTGTCAAGCGAATATGCAAAAAGTTTTTATCTTTTTAGCACCAGATTTCTGGTGCTTTTTTTATTGCAAGGAGGAGAGCAAATGATCAGTATTCCATTTTCAGGCAGCAAGCGGAACCGGTACAAAGAAGTCAAACAAATCGTGCAAGATCAAGGTTATAAGAAAGTCTATGAAGCCTTTGGCGGCAGTGCCGTCCTGAGCGTCAACCTATTCAGAGAGGGCATTGTCGAGCGTGCGGTCATAAACGATTATGACCGGCTGTTTGACTTGTATCCGGACTATCTGGACATTAAGGACAACTTGATTAAAAAGTGCCTTGAAGCAGGTTTTATAAAGAGTAATAAGCGTCTTAATGATACGCAGCGGGAGTACCTACAATCCATGATCGCTACCATTGATGAAAAGTATTGGCGTCTATTGGCCAACAACTTTGTCTTTTCCGAAAAACAGACTGGTACCCTGAAGCCTTCGGACTTCACTTATTTTCATAACGACATCACCACGGAGAAGCAGCGTGAATACTTACAAACCGTACAGCAGATGGAACGCGTTTCCATGGACTACAAAGAATTTTTAACAGAGCATTATAAAGATTTCGATGACACCACAATTATCATATTGGATCCACCCTACATGAACAGCACACAGAAAGCCTATGATAACCGGTATTTCTTTGGCTTAAGCGCAACCCTGAAGATGCTGCAGATGGTTAAGGAAATGCAGGTGGATTTTATCTTTTTTAATATGATTGAGCGTGATGTGATCGAAGTCCTTAAGGTGTTTGGATTCCAGGACTTTAAAGTCAGTACAAGGCGAATCACCCAGACATCCACCTCCAGCCGGGAGGATTGTCTGGCGTATGTTAGAAATCAATTTAGTTAGTGGACCACGGCCTCAGTAAGCTCCGGCGCTGAGGTCTTTTTCATTGGAGGAAAGATGATGGAGATTCTTTATTTATGTGACCGCAAGGCCTGTAAACAATGCGGTATCAACTCAGAACACTGTAAACACACAACTGATATAAAGCACGCGGTAAACTTCTGTGGTGAAGAAACCTTGGATTTATACATTGAAATAGAAAAAGAAAATGAACCAGTCATTGAATCGGATCGGACTGAAATATGATATCCGATACCAGGCGCGGTTAATCCACGGGCGGCGGTTTGACAGATGACCAAACAGCAGATTGACTTTGTAAGAGACTGCATTGCCAACAAGGATATGCACGCCTTTTACACCTGGACACCTTGGGAGAAGATACGCCTGGACGCGCTGAAGCTGGACAAGTTCGAGTGCCAGCACTGCAAAGCCAAAGGCAAATATACCAAGGCAACCACCGTGCATCATGTGAACCATGTCAAGCAGCATCCAGAGTTGGCCTTGTCGCTTTGGTTTAAAGATCGTGACGGAAAGACGCGGCGCAATCTGATCAGCCTGTGCCATGACTGTCATGAAGCAGCGCATGGATACCGGAAGAAAAAGAAGCCGGTAACCGTGGAGCGTTGGTAATGCCCCCCCTCAAAAAAATTCACTCCGATAAAGCAAACGGGAGACCGGTGGGTGGGTATGCAAGCAGGGAGAGTATAAAAATCCGGGGACCGCAGGGAGGTGAGGTAAATGGCGAGGCCGCCAAGTGAAGAAACGTTAAAAGAGCGAACCCGCGAAAGTATTGAAAATATGCTAAAAGAGCGCGGTTTGGAAGAACGCGTTTATAAAGATTATGTGGACCAGTACATGGATTTTTATGAGGATTTAAAGTTCATAAATAAAGCCATAATGGAAGTAAAATCCGATGATAATTCTGGGCTTCGAGCTGTCACCGATGCGACCGCCGAGAAAAGGAGGATTTCTTCAGAAATGCGCAATATCTTAACCTTTTTAGGTTTAAAGCCACCGGAAGATAAGGGCGGTGGTAAAGTTGCGCTATAGCCCGTATATCGACCCTTATATCAATAGAATACTGAAAAATGAAGTCGAACATTGTAAAGAACAGGAACAGATGATTCAAAATATTGTGATCCCTGTCCTGGAGCGTGACGATGTCATCATTAACAACGAAAGAATTGAGGAGGGGCTGTCGCTCCAAAAGTATTTCCCGTACAAGCTGATTGAATGGGAAATTTTTCTTTTTGCGTTGATTGTTGGTGTCTTAACAACCGATGGTGATATTTTTTTCAGTGATATACGGATTATTGTTGGACGTGGATCCGGTAAAAATGGGTTCATTTCTTTTCTTTGTTTTTATTTTTTATCGCCTTACCATGGAATCACAGGATATAACGTGGATCTGCTTGCCAATAGCGAGGACCAGGCAAAAACCAGCTTTAACGATGTCTATGAAATTATTGATGATCCGGTTGATCCGGAATACCGCAGAGCATTAAAAGCAAATTACTACCATACAAAAGAAATCATAAAAGGCATTGAGACAAAGTCGGTGCTGCGCTTTAATACCTCATCTAAACGTGGGAAGGATTCAAAACGCACCGGCTGTGTTATTTATGATGAAAAGCACGAATATCTGGATGATACCAATATCGGAACCTTAAAGTCTGGTTTGGGAAAGGTGCCACACGCCCGAGAGATTACGATCACCACCGATGGGCATGTGCGCGGCGGTGTACTGGACCGAGAAAAGGAACAGAACAAAAAAATCCTGTCCGAGTACAATCCGGACAATCGTACCTTGGTCTTTTGGTGTCGCATTGAAGCAGAAAGCGAATGGAATCAAATTGACAAACTGGTCAAGGCAATTCCAAGCCTCAACGATTTTAAATCCCTGCGAACGACCATTTTAAAAGAAATACGGGAAATGCCCTACACGCCAGACTATTATCAGGCGTATATGGCCAAACGGTGCAACTATCCCGTGGGGAATCAGGAAGTAGAGGTGGCAACCTGGGAAGATATTCAGGCGGCCACGAAAGATTATGATTTTTCCTTCACCAGCCGAGAATGTGTTGGCGGCGTGGACTATTCCATGACCAATGACTTCACGGGCGTCTGTCTCTTGTTCAAACAGGGGGAAGGTTATGTGGTGCTGCATCACACTTTTGTCTGCCGACAGAGCAGAGATCTACGGGGGATTGTGGCACCATTGGCAGAATGGGAAAGAAAAGGCGATCTGACCTTTATCGACGATGTTGAGATCCCGGCAGAAACTGTGGCGAACTGGTTCGCGGAACAGATCCGGCGTTACAATTTAAGATTGAAAAAAATCGGGATTGATAAATTTCGGTATGGCTATCTGAATAAAGCTTTTAAAGCCATCGGTTACGATGCCTTTGAAATAAAGAATATCCGTATTATCCGGCCGTCGGATATTATGCAGGCAGCACCGCTCATCAATTCCGCTTTCATCAACCAGAAGATCGCCTGGGGAAAGACACCAATCATGGCTTGGATGACCAATAACGTTAAAAAGGTCATAGAAGGAGGAAATGTCCGGTACGATAAACAGGATCCACACTACCGGAAAACAGACACGTTTATGGCGTTTGTAAACTGTATGGTTCTGGAGGAAGAGCTGGAAGGCCAACAGGCCGATCTGGGAATGCTGCAAAAGATGAAAGCTTACACATTTTAGGAGGTGTTTATGGGTTATGGATTTGGCAGCCGACGGACAATGGGTAAAGCGAAAGAGCTTGCCATCAACCAGGTAGCACAGAACAATGTTGTCCGCCATATTAATTTTTTTGAGGATGAAGCTTTCTTGCGTATGGGCGGAGAGCTATATGTCCGGGATTTGGCCTTTTACAGCGGTGTCAACCGTGTGGCCAACGCGGTCAGCAAATGTGAGTTTAAAACTTTCGCGGCTGGCCAGGAAATGAAAGGGGATGAATGGTATCGATGGAACATTGAGCCGAACAAAAATCAAAGCGCCAGTGCTTTTGTGCAGAAATGGATCACAAAACTATACGAGGACAATGCCGCCCTGGTCATTGAAACCCAGGACAAACAGCTTTTAGTCGCAGACAGTTATTTAATGACCGAGTATGCGCTTTATGACAATGTTTTTTCGCAGGTCCAGGTAAAAGATTTTACGTTTTTGCGGACCTTTAAAGCATCAGAGGTGCTGTACTTTGAACTAAACTCTAAAGATATGCGGCGCTTGTCGAATGGTATTTTTGAACTGTTAAAGAGCATGATCAGCCATGCAAAGGCTTCGTATGAAACCGCAGGCGGTGTTAAAGGGATTATGGCGATTGACGCTTTGGCAAGTGGTGCCCCAGATTTCCAGGATAATTTTGAAAACATCGTTTTGCCCCAGTTTAAAAATTTCGCGAAAAGCAGCAATGGTATGCTTCCATTGTTTAAGGGCTACACCTATGAAGATCTAACGGGTAAAGCGGGCAATAAAGATGATTATAAAGCCATGATCGAAATGATTGACATTGTTGTCAATATGACGGCCAGGGCTTTGGGGATCCCGCCGGCACTGGCCAGAGGGGATGTTCAGGATACAGGAAAAGCCGTTGATGAGCTTTTAACCTTCTGCATTGATCCGCTGGTGGTGATGCTCCAGGAGGAAATCAACCGGAAAGTATACCGAAAAGGTGTTATCGGCGGAAACCGACTTGAGATTGACACCAAAGCCGTCAAACATATTGATCTGCTGGATGCTGGCGGCAGCATTGACAAGCTGATCAGCTCCGGCGCAGAGAGTATTAATGATATTCGCAAGCTGACCGGGCAGCCGATCATACCGGAACCCTGGGCCGATCAGCATTTTATTACGAAGAATTACAGTACCATTCAGGATATTTTAAAAGCATTAGGAGGTGAAGAGAATGCCGAAAACAAAACAGATGTGGAAGCTTGAACAGTCTGAGAAAGACAGGGGTGTGCTTGAACTCTATATCTATGGCGATGTAGAGGGCGATGACCGTGACTGGTGGACCGGGCAGATGATTGAATCGGAAACATCCGCCAATTATTTCAGAGAAACGCTGGCTGCGTATCCAAACGTGAAAGCTATCCATATTTACATTAATAGCTATGGAGGAAGTGTTTTTGAAGGCACCGCAATTTACAACCAGTTAAAAAGACATCCGGCAGAGAAAGTGGTTTACGTGGACGGGTTTGCCTGTTCCGTTGCATCCGTCATTGCGATGGCTGGAGACCGGGTTATTATGCCCAAAAATGCCATGATGATGATTCACAACGCGTGGTCCTATGTTTGCGGAAATGCCGCGGAGCTACGCAAAGCAGCGGATGATCTTGATACGATTAATCGTAGCAACCGGCAGGCCTATTTACAGAAAGTCGGGAATCGGCTGACAGAGGATCAGCTGGTCGCTATGTTAGATGAAGAGAAATGGCTGACCGCTGAAGAGTGTATTGAATACGGATTTGCCGATACATATGCGGATCAGGATGCCGATATCACAAAAATGGAAGATATGCTGCAGAAAGTAAACCTGCAGTTTCAGCAGCGTTTAATGATTCAGCAGTCGATGGCCAAGCAGCTTCGCAGCCTGACAGAACCTAACCATGAAAAACAGGAACCGGAAAAAAGGGAGTCCACACTCCTGCAGTTATTTTCACATTTAGTTGAGGAGGAATAAAAATGACAAATTTAGATGCATTAAAACAAGATAAAATCGTGATTTTACAGAACTTACAGAAGGCAGCGGCCTGTAATGACCAGGAAGGCTTTGTTCAGGCGTTTAATGATCTAGCAGGGAATATTGAGCAATCAGTGCTGGCGGACGCGAAAGAACTGATTGGAGAAACAGACCGTGCGGTGTTGGCACAGCGTGGAATCCGGATGCTGACCAGCGATGAAAGAAATTACTATCAGAAGGTGGCCGTGGCGATGCGTGATAAAGAGCCGCGCCAGGCAATTGCCAATCTGGATGTCGTGATGCCAGAGACCATTGTGAACGCCGTCTTTGAAGAACTCCAGGCCAATCATCCTTTGCTTTCTAAGATTGATTTTGTAGCGGCAACCGCGCTGACCAAGTGGCTGACCAATACGAATGGCCTGCAGATGGCGATCTGGGGCGAGCTAACCGATGAGATCACAAAAGAACTTTCAAGCGGTTTTAAAGAAACGGATATGACCCAGAATAAGCTTTCAGCCTATCTGCCGATTTCTTTGGCCATGCTGGATTTAGGCCCTGAATTTTTAGACCGGTATATCCGCGCGGTTATGATGGAGGCATTTGCGTTTGGTTTAGAAAACGGCATTATTAACGGCACTGGCAAAAACCAGCCGATTGGGATGATCAAACAGGTCGGTGAAAATGTTACGGTTACGGGAGGCGTGTACCCGGATAAAGAGCCCATTAAACTGACCCGTATGGATAATGTTCAGCTGGGGGCCTTAACCGCGATTTTAGCAACCAATGAAAAAGGTATGGATCGCATGGTAAGCGGCCTGATTATGATCGTGAATCCTGGTGATTATTATGCAAAAGTATTACCGGCGACCCAGTTTTTAACCAATGCAGGGGTCTATGCCAACACCTTGCCCTATGCGATTGAGATCATTCCGAGCCCGCTGATGAAAAAAGGAAAAGCGGTTTATGGGATGGCTTCAAGGTACTTTATGGGACTGGGACTTTCAGAACAGGGAAAACTGGAATATTCCGACGAAGTCCGCTTCCTGCAGGATCAGCGTGTCTATAAAATCAAAGGCTATGGGAACGGATTCCCGAAAGACAACAATTCTTTCTTATGTCTTGATATTTCAGAGCTTCAGCCAGCCGTCTATCGGGTTGAAAACATTACACCAGAAGCTGTGGCCGAAAACGCAGAATTGTCCGATCTGCGAATCGGGTCTTTGTCATTGACACCTGCTTTTGCAGCAGAAACGACTACTTATACAGCCACCACCAGCAATGCGACAAATGTGATTTCGGCGGTACCGGCCAAGGCGTCCGCGGAAGTCATCATTAAAGTTGGGGAAGATGAAATTGCCAATAATACGGCAGCAACCTGGAGTGATGGTGCCAATACAGTGACCATCACCGTAAAAGATGGTGAAGCGACAAAAACCTATACCGTTACCGTAACGAAAAATGCCTAATGAGGTGATGTTATGGCATTACCCGAAGGGCTATTGAAAGACGTCAAAAATTACATCGACATGACCTGGACGGATCCGGAGGGCGATCAAAAGCTCTCCGGGATCATCGCCCGGGGAATGGCCTATATCAATCGCATCGCTGGCAGCGAGCAGGACTTTACCGAAGAGGCAAAGCCCCGCGAGCTGCTTTTTGATTATGTAAGATATGTCCGGGCAGGTGCCCTGGACGAATATGCCAAAAACTATCTGCCGGAGCTGTTGGCCCTGCAGATTGACCGAAAGGTGGAACGCTATGCCGATCAGCAAACGCCCGCAGAATGAAGCGCTGTTTAACGACGGCGTGCTGACTGTCTGTGAAGTTGTAAAAAACCGGATCACTCGAACAAAGATTGACCGGCTCCGGTACGGTGCAAAGACCGTGGGGTTTAACCGCTTCTTTGGCGCGAAACGCGCCGATATCAACGTTGACCGTGTGCTGCGGCTGCCCCGCCACCCCGAGCTCTCCCAGGATGACATCCTGATCGTGGACGGTTTCCAGTACCGGATTGTGCTGCTGCAACGCAGGGATACATCCCCTTTAAGTTATGACGCCACCATTGAGCGGCAGATCCCGCCCAAGGTGGACGAAAGAGAGGCATCGCTATGACAAAAGTGCGCGCTGAAGACTTTGCATCGGCGCTTGTTAAGGCCTTAAAGGACTATACCTCTGAAATCGAAGAGGACTTAGAGGAACTGAAAGAAGATAATGCCACCAAAGCGGTTAAGGAACTTAAAGCTTCAGGGCCCAAGGATACCGGTGATTACAACAAGGGATGGACCAAAACAAAGGAGGGAGCTGGATGGTACGTGCACAACCGGACGAACTATCAGCTTACCCACCTGCTTGAGAAAGGCCACGCCCGAAGAGACGGAGGCCGCGTGCCGCCAAAGGTCCACATTGCGCCCATTGAAGAAAAATATGTCCAAACTTTTGAAGACGGCATTATTAAGAGGTTTCAAAAATGACATTACAAGCATTAGCGGTTCTCTTAGGAACCACCAGCATGCCGGTGACCTATCACCACTGGGAGGTGGGCGAGGTGCCGCCGCTGCCCTATCTGATTTACTACGAGGACAGCAGCGATCCTTTCTATGCGGATAACCGCGTTTACCAGCAAGTGACCGGCGTGACCGTTGAGCTCTACACGGACCGGAAAGATCCAGTCATCGAGAAAAAACTGGAAGAGGTCCTGGATCACAGCGACATTGCCTACACCACCTATGAAAGCTATCTGGAGTCCGAGCAGATGTATCTGCGCGGCTATGAATTTGAAATTTTAAAAAGGAGTGAATGATTATGCCAAACACACCCAAAGAACAGAAAGTAAACTATGGGCTTAAAAATGCCTATTTTGCCACGATCACTGAAGCCGAGGACGGTGCCTTCACCTATGGTACCCCGATCCGACTGCCCGGATCTGTCGAGCTGACCCTGGAGCCCCGAGGCGATATGATTGAATTTTACGCAGATGACATGCTGTATTTCAGCGCGCCGAATAACCAGGGGTATGATGGCACCTTTACAGTAGCCAATATCCCCACCGCATTTGCGACGGAGTGCCTGGGCGAGGTGATCGACGAAACCGACAAGGTGGTCACCGAAGTCCAGGGCGCCAAACCGAAAGGCTTTGCGCTGCTGTTTGAATTTGACAATGACATCAAGGCCACCCGGCACGTGCTCTATAACTGCAAAGCCAGCCGGCCAACTGTTTCTTCCAGCACAAGCACCGATTCCGTTGAACCTGGCACCAGCGAGCTGAGTTTTGTGGCCAGCGCAAGACCATCTGACCGGAATGTGAAGACCAAAACGACTCAGGGAACCCCAGCCGCTATATATGATGCCTGGTACGAAAAAGTTTACGAAAAAGCTGTTACGCCGCCGTCAGGATCCTAAGGAGTAAGCCATGCAGAAAATTGTGGAAATTGACGGAAAACAGGTGCTGCTGGAATCCAATGCCGCCACACCCATTAAGTATAAAAAGCAGTTTGGGAAAGACTACTTTGCCGAACTGTTCAAACTGGTGAAATCTATTGGCGCAAATATGCCGGGAACGCCGGATTTCAACGAGGATGTTGTGAACCCGGCGGCGGAAGTGGTTACTGAAACCGCCAAGGCAGAAACAAAAGAAAAAGAAGCGGAAGCCGGAAAAGAAGCCGCCACAGAAGAGACAAAAGCAACGGATGTGCTTGACATTGAGGCCATGTCCTGGGAATCCTTGGACCGGCTGGACTTTGAGCCGCTTTATAACATTGTCTGGACTCTGGCTAAAACAGCGGATAAAAGCCTGCCCGATCCGGAAACCTGGCTGGAAGGCTTTGACACCTTCCCGCTCATGGACATTCTAACCGATGCGGTGGAGCTCATCGGGCATAGCATTGAATCTAAAAAAAAATCGACGATGCCAGCGCTGGTGAAGAACAGCTGACAACCGAGTCTTTTTTATATCTGTGCAAGCAGGTCGGCATTGATGCCGAAGACATGGAAGGCATGACCATCGGCATGTGCATGGACTATGTTTATGAATTCATTGAAAATAACAAGCCGGAAAAACAGAAAAAGAAAAAAGTGCGCAAAGCGACACAGGCTGATTTTGACCGGTTTTAGAAGGGAGGGGCAACCATGGCAGGAAGCCGGATAAAAGGGATCAGTATTGAATTTAACGGCGAGACCAAAGGCCTTGATAAGGCACTGAAGAGCGTCAACGACCGGGCGGCCAAGGTCGGCAGTGAGCTCAAAGACGTCGAGCGGCTGCTGAAATTTGACCCCGGGAACACAGAATTGATCGCCCAAAAACAAAAGTTGCTGAGCGATCAGATTGCTATTACCACAGAAAAGCTCAGCCAGCTGAAAAGCGCCGAGAGCCAGGTTGAAGCCCAGTTTAAAAGCGGTGAAATCGGAGCGGAACAGTACCGCGGATTCAAGCGGGAAATAGAAGCTACAGAAGGTACGTTGAACGGCTATATCAACAAAGTGACCTCAATGGTCTCCGAACAGGAGCGCCTGGCCACTAACACCAAACGCCTGGAAACCCTGTTTAAGGCGACGGATTCCAGCGTGGAGGATTTTGCGGATGTGCTGGGCACCCGGACCGTGAATGCTATCCGAAACGGTACGGCCAGCGCGGATCAGCTGGATGCCGCCATCAACAAGATCGGCAAGGCCGCCCTAGGATCCGATGCGGATCTTGGAAAAATGAAAACAGCCTTAGATCAAGTCGATGATGGGCAGTCTCTTGACAATGTGAAAAATGATCTTAAAGAGATGTCCGTTCAGGCTAATACAACCGCTGATGAGCTTGAAAAAATTGGCGGAAAGCTTGATGCTGGAAACTTAATGCAAGCCGGTGAAATCGTCGCAGAGGCGGGTCAGAAGTTAAAAGATTTTGGTAAAGCCTCACAAGATGCTTTCAGGGATGTTGACAGCGGCATGGATATTATCATTACAAAAACAGGTGCAACAGGTGACGCCATTGGTGAGTTTGAAGGGGTTTACCAAAACCTTTATAAAAATCTGCCAATTGACGGATTTGAAAATATTGGCGAAGCCGTTGGAGAATTGAATACCCAGTTTGGATTCACAGGCCCCGAACTTGAAAAGGCATCGGCGTATTTGCTTAAATTTGCAGAGATTAACGGAGCAGATGTTACCAACTCGACCATACAGGCCAAGCAGGCGATTGAAGCTTATGGACTTTCAAGCAGTGATTTAAGTATGGTATTAGATTCTGTGACATCAACCGCCCAGGGAACGGGACAAAGTGTTGACAGTCTCTTTGAAAGCGCAGTAAAGGGCGCGCCACAGATTAAGGCTCTGGGATTAGAGTTTTCCCAAGGTGTTGAACTCTTAGGCCAGTTTGAAAAGGCCGGGGTTGACAGCGATGCAGCTCTATCCAGTTTATCAAAAGCAAGTGTGAATTATGCCAAAAATGGGAAATCTCTATCTCAGGGACTTTCAGAAACACAAGCAGCCATCTTAGGGGCAAAAGATGAAACAGAAGCCCTGACAATTGCCAGCGAAGTATTTGGCACTAAAGGGGCAACACGAATGGTTGATGCTATCCAAAGGGGAACGCTTAACCTTGATGAACTGGCAAATTCCGCGACAAATAGCGCGGGTGTAGTTGGACAAACCTTTGAAGATACCCTTGATCCGATTGACCGGCAAGACCTAGCGTTAAAAAATGCACGTGCAGCAATGGCAGAATTTGGCGCCGCAATCGCAGAAGCGATCCAGCCATTAGCGGATGTTTTAATTCCGATTCTTCAGGCAATCTCAAAAGGCTTTAGTCAACTGCCAGGCCCAGTTCAGACAATCATCGTGGTTCTCGGCTTACTTGTCGTAGCGTTTTCGGCATTAATGCCAGTATTTATGATGATTCAAGGGGCAATGGCAGCCACGGGTCTTAGTTTTACAGCGATGATAGCTCCAATGCTTCCAATTATTGCAATAATCGCCGGGATTGTCGCAGCCATCACGGCAGTTATCCTGATTATTCAAAACTGGGGTTCTATCTGTGACTGGTTCAGCGAAAAAATTGGACAGCTCAGTAGCTGGTGGGGAGAGACATGGAAGGGAATCAGCGACACGGCCAGCGGCTGGATCAGCAACGCGCAGGGCACCATTCAAGGCTGGGGCGAAAGCCTGAGCAACTGGGCCCAGGGCGTGAAGGAAAGTGTTCAAAGTAAATGGTCGGAAATGTGCCAGGGCATCCAAAATATCACCAGTACGGCCAAAGAAGTGAACGGCAGCCTCTGGGGCGCACTCACTTCCTTTATGAAGGGCGACACAGAAGGCATGAAAAATAACCTCATGAATATCTGGAACATGCTGCCCGGCGGAATTCAGGAAAAGCTGGTCAACGCGTACAATGTGGTGCGCGATAAGTTCAACGCCATCAAGGACGCAGTGATCAGCCCGGTACAGAACGTCGTAGATCGCGTAAGAGGCTTTTTTGATACCATTCGCGGGATATTAAGTGGTAACTTGCCCTTTCCACACATTAAACTCCCACATTTCAATGTATCGGGAAACTTCAGCCTGAATCCGCCATCCATCCCGCATTTTAGTGTGGACTGGTTTGCCAAAGGCGGTGTCCTGACCAAGCCAACCATCTTCGGCGCCAACGGCAATAAACTGCTGGGCGGTGGAGAAAAAGGCATGGAAGCTGTGGCCCCGATAACGGTCTTACAGGATTACGTTAAGGCCGCCGTTATTGCCGGAAACACGCAGCTTTTCAATTTACTAAAAGCACTTTTAAGCACAGACCGCCATCTGACCCTGCACATTGACAAGGTCGAATGGTACAACGAAAAAGATATTTTAACCACCATGGAAGAAATGCAGGCCATCTGCGTAAGGGAGGGATTTAAACTTGAGCGTTAATTATTTTACTTACAACGGCCGCAGCTCTTTAGAGTTCGGCCTTTTAATTTTGGCTGGGACCGTCCGGTTTCCCACACCAGAACGCAAGATCGAATGGGTGGAGGTTCCTGGCCGGGACGGTTCCCTGACCATTGATGAAGGAGCGTATCGGGATGTAGAAAAAACCATCAGCTGCAAAATGCAGGTAGAGGACCCGAAAACCATTGACGAACAGGCCAAAGAATTAAGCGAGTGGCTGCATGGTCAAAGCGGATGGGGGCCCTTGTGGTTTTCGTCTGACCCCGATTATTTGTATCAGGCCATCTGTTACGCGTCCTATGAAGTGGAAAAAGAACTGGCCGTTCTGGGAGCAGTCGAACTGCCTTTTACCATGCGGCCATATAAATACAACCTTGAAGGGGAAACGGCGCGGACCGTTACACACGGCGACGTGCTGTTTAACCCCGAGGGCAGGGAAGCAAAGCCTATAATTAAAATTCCGGCAGGCGGCGTTCGGGATTTCAGGCTTGTGATCAACAACGGGGTAACCTCAAGAATTTACACCCTGGCTGGTTTACCCAACAAAGCCGTCACCATGGACTGCGAACGGGAGGAAATCTATACCGATTCTGAAAACCTGTCCCTGAAAATGACGTCTTACAGAGGTCAATACCCGACGCTGTCTCCGGGGAAAAATACCATCACCTTTGGAAACAGCAGCGATACCGTGGAAATCATCCCGAAATGGAGGGCTTTCGTCTAATGGCAACACCATATCTATATAATGCTGATGAAACCAGCTTTACACATAATGGGTACGGAACCCTGACCGATACCATCGAGTGTCTGGTGACTGAAAGCCGAAATGGCCTGTTTGAGCTGAACATGACCTACCCCGTTGATGGAAAACTGTTTAAAGAAATAAAAGAGGACCGCCTGTTAAAGTGCGATGCCGCCGTCGATTTACCCAAGCAGCGCTTTCGGATTGTGACCATTTCAAAGCCCCTTAACGGCGTGATCGCCATCTATGCCCAGCACGTTTCTTATCAGGCCGCCTACATGCAGCTGAGGCCAAACATAAAAATTGAAAACGCCCTGGCTCAGCAGGCCCTTGAAAGGTGGAAGGCCAGCCTGATCGGAACACCAAACCCCTTTACCGTCTATTCGGATTTAACCGGGACCAACAGCACCACCTGGACCATCGACAAGGCCGAAAATGCCCGCATGGCCCTGGGCGGAATGGACGGGTCCATTTTAGACGTATGGGGCGGCGAGTACAAATTTGACAATTACAATGTACGGCTTTTGACAAGCCGCGGCGCAGACCGGGGGCTGCTGATTAAGTACGGCAAAAATTTAACCGACCTGACCCAGGAAGAATCCATTGAAAGCACCTATACTGGTGTTTATCCCTTTGCGAAATACACCAAACAGTTGGACAGCGGCAGCAGTGAAGAACGGATTTTAACCCTGCCGTCCCCGTATTACATTGAAACCGAAAATGCCGGCAGTTTTGCACACAGCCGGATTTTACACCTGGATTTGAGCAACGAGGACTGGGGATCCGATACCGAAGGAAAACCTTTGGAACCCACAACCGACAAACTACGGCAGAAAGCCGAAGCTTACATCAAAGCCAATGGCCTGGGTGTTCCCAAAATCGCTTTAAAAGTCAGCTTTATCGACCTGTCCAAGACCCTGGAATACCAGGACATCAAAAACATTGTACAGGCGCGGCTGTGCGATACCGTGACCGTGGAATTTGAAAAACTGGGCGTTTCAGCCAAGGCCAAGATTATTAAAACCGTCTGGGACGTGAAGCGGGAACGCTATGACAGTCTGGAAATCGGAGAAGCCCGGGCAAACCTGGCTACCAGTTTCAAGGAGCTGGAGGACCGTTTTAAAGAAGGGCTGGAACAAAAGCCCGGGAAAAGCGATCTGCAGCAGGCCATCAGCAACGCGACCGATCAGATCACCGGAGCCATCGGCGGCAACGTCGTTATCCGGCCAAAAGAAAACCCGGAAGAAATCCTGATCATGGACACTGACAATATAAAAACCGCCCGCAACGTCTGGCGGTGGAACGCCGGGGGCCTGGGCTACTCCAGCAATGGTTACAACGGACCCTATGAAACCGCCATTACAGCAGATGGCAGTATTGTGGCCACCTTTATCACCGCAGGGATACTCAGCGCAAACCTCATAAAAACAGGCGCACTCGAGGGGAAGAGCTGTAATATCAACCTGGAAACCGGCTTGTTTCAGATCGGGGATCGGGACGAAGATGATAATTTCAATCCCGTTTTTGAATATTATAAAAGCCCAAGCAGCGGCGGTTTTAGTGGTGTGAAAGCTTTTGGTGCCTTTGCGTTGTGGGACAGCTATTACGGCGGGGGACAAATTACCTTTAATATGAATGGCTTAGCCTTTGAACGGAGAGACGGTCATGATCAATTGGTTCATTGCGGAAACATTCAAAAGCTATACGGGCCGACCAGTTTGTCACAGGATAGACGAAGCGGTTTAAGTATCGAAAGCCCAACCGATAAAAAACTGTATTTCAACAACCTGGAGAATGACGAAGATACAGGGTATCGAAAAGATTTGCTTATTTTGGACAGCTGTCCTAAAAATGAAAAGGGTCAGGTCCACAAGTTTCCTGGTATTTACACAAATGGCAATTTAAATTTATGCGGCTTTGAAAAAGATGTCCGGATTAATTTCTATCGAAGCAGCTATTTTCAGGATTCCTACTCAGTGGAAGATCAGGGTGAACCCGATATGCAGCTGCGCTTTGAGAAGAACGACGCAGGCAGCTATACACCGATCTTAAAAACAGCCCTCTTTCGCATTGAGGGAGGTTTTGCAGCAACCGAAGGAAAGGCCCGTCTGGTAAAAACCAAAAGCTACGGCGAACGCTGCTTAAATGCCTATGAAACCGCCGACTGTTATTTTGGCGATATTGGTGAAGCCGAAACCGATCAGGACGGCGTTTGTGTCATCACACTTGATCCCATTTTTTTAGAAACCATCAATACTAAAGAAGCCTATCACATTTTTATACAGGAAAACGGCCCCGGGAAGCTTTATATCGACAAACGGGAGCAACACCAGTTTGTGGTAAAAGGCACCCCGAAACTGGCCTTTTCCTACGAAATAAAAGCCAAACAGAAGGGCTATGAAACCACACGGTTACAGGAGGTGAAATAACATGGCCATCACGAACATTCTGGCCGAAGTGGCTCTGGACTTCCAGAATCCAACCGGCCTGGTGCGGGTAGTACACGCCAAGCAGGGCGACCACGGCACCCGAACCATTCAATTTACATTTTACAACAACGGCCAGCCTTACACCGTGCCAAGCGGGCTGACCGTTTCTTATTGCGGCACCAAAAAAGACGGCTACGGCTTTGACATTAAAATGACCCTGGCCAGCGGCAACGTCTGGAACGCGACCCTGACCAAACAGGTTTTAGCAGTGGCGGGAAGAATCCCCGTAGAAGTAAAAATAACGGATGGTACCAATATTTTAAAGAGTATGTCCTTTATGCTGGATATCCGTCCGGCGGCCCTGAGCGACAAAACCTTCCAGTCAAGCGATGATTACCAGACCTTTGAGGAGTACCTTAAAGAAGCCGAACAGCATGCTAAAGACACAGAAGCTGCCAGGGCCGCAGCGGTCGCAGCTCAGAAAGCCGCTGAAACAGCCAAGGCCGGAGCCGAAGCCGCTAAAAAAGACGCCGACAGCGCCAAACAG